TCATAGAGCTGGCTGATTCTATATATATTGCTGCCGGAGGAGAAGATACTACTTCTCAATTATTACCTCCAGCGGGTAAAACTGTAGCTGATTTCGACGGAGGCCGCATCCAGGATGATGAAAATCCGGGAGATGCGATTGATGTAACCGCTGGAGGATACAGAGAAGATGAATGGGCTATTGTAGCACTTCCTGCAGCGATAAATTTAGCTACATATGAATTTCGTGTACTTATTGATGGACTACCTGCGGATAATGCTACTGTTATTCCTCAGTGGACTATTGATACAGGTGCAGCATACTCTGAAACTGAATATACTATATCTGGTGATGGTACAATAGTTGGTAACTCTAGTGTCTTTCTAGCCGCTAGTTTCGATATTAGTAGTCTTAGTTTAGTAGTATTTAATACAAGTAGTACGGTTGGTACTGAATTTAATGATATAGGAATAGCTACCTTAGTTAGTGATTCTTCAAGTATAATAATATCTGAGTTCCATATAGCTAAGGAGTTTAGTAGTTTTGATTCTACTACTATTACCTTTGATTCTACCGCTATTACTTTTGATGAAAGTAATGCAATTTCTTCAGTAATTGGTATCTCCGCTACTATAGCTACCTCGGAAGCCGCTTTAACTGGAGATAGCACTGTAACGGGCTATGCTTCCGCTACTAATAATACTGAGTTTAATGTTAGCGGTTCATCAAGTACTGATTTCCAAGCTACAGATACATCGGCTAGTGGCTCTGATGGTACTGCAGCAGGTAATGCTACGGTAGTAGGTTACTCTAGCTCTTATCGCTCAGCTATAGCTACATTAGATGGAGACAGTACAGTAACTGGTTACTCTTCTAATGTTGTATTATCTGAAGTATCAATAACTGGAAGCAGTACGATAGCCGGTTATTCTTCTAATGTCGCAGTAACTGAAATAGCTTTAACAGGAGATAGCACTGTAACGGGCTATGCTTCTGCTACTAATAATACTGAGTTTAATGTTAGCGGTTCATCAAGTACTGATTTCCAAGCTACAGATGTATCGGCTAGTGGATCTGATGGTACAGCAGCAGGTAATGCTACGGTAGTAGGTTACTCTAGCTCTTATCGCTCAGCTATAGCTACATTAGCTGGAGACAGTACGGTAACTGGTTACTCTTCTAATATAGTAGCAGCGGAAACTAGTATAGCTGGAGGCAGTACCTCAATAGGATATACTAATACTATATTCTCAGCTGTATCAAATACTATAGGTACTGGTGTACTAGCAGGTATTAGTGGCAGTATTGCTGCTTCGAATTTTAATGTTGTAGGTAATAGTAATGTTATAGGCTTTGCGACTGATGTTTCTGCTGCTGGAGCTGATGGAACTTCTACAGGCTTAGGCATATTAGCAGGCAATAGTGCTTCTATAATAACTTCTGAGTATAGTATAACAGGAACTACTATAGCAGAAGGTACTTCCGCAAGTAAAATTCCCTGCGATACTACTATAATAGGTAGTGGAACTATACTAGGTTATACTGCAGAAAAATTAGTATCTGTAGCAAGTATCTCAGGAGACTCTTTCCTAGTAGGACAATCTGGAAGTACCACAGCAGCAACCTTCGACATACTAGGAGAAAATGTACTAGATATAAGTGCGGCAGGATCGGATATTGCTACAATTGATCCTTGTAGAGTATTTATAGCTAGTGAGACATTACGAGAATTTGTAGTTCTAACATATAATAGAGATTTTTATGTAGCACCTTATGCAGTTAGAGAATTTACTTTAGGTGCATTAACGGATTATATAGCTTACGAGTCTAAAAGAGATTTTTCAGCTAAAGCCTGTAGGAGGGCAAACACATGACATTCGCAGCAATTAAAGATCCAGATGCTATTTTAGATTATAGCATAGATTGGATAAATGTTTTAAATTCTAGTAATCCAGCCGATACTATATCTACTAGTAGCTGGAGTAATACTGGTACATTGACTATAGATAGTGATAGTAATACAGATACTAGGGCTACCGTCTGGGTTAGTGGAGGTACTCTTAATACCTTAGATAAATTAACTAATGAAATAACTACTGTAGGTGGGCGTACATATGTTAAAACCATAAACGTTAGTCTGAAGGATACTTAAAGCATCATGAAGGTTAGAAAAATACTACTTGACTTTGTATCTTATGCAGGATATAATTTCCATATAAATAATAAAAGGAAAAAATATGCTCGAATATAAAGGTCAACGAGACACAATTAAGTTCGTTCGTGATAGAGCAAAATCAAGATATAATAAAGGAACGGAGTGCTACATTTGCGGTGATACCGAGAATCTAGATTTCCACCATTATTATAGTTTGACTCCCTTGCTAGATAAATGGATGCGCATTAATCGGAAAAGACCAGAAGATGTTATCGAGTGGAGAGATGAATTTATAATGGCACATATGGACGAATTATACAAGTATGCCGTCACATTATGTCATTCCCACCATCTGCACTTACATTCTATCTATGGAAAAAACCCAGCTCTCGGCACAGCGAAAAAACAAATGCGCTGGGCGGGGATTCAGCGAGACAAAATAAATGGAATGGAACCCGTTCAAGAGTAAAGAAATTACTGGCACCCAAGCTAACGTAGAAGAGAAGTCTAATCCGGCTCAATCTATGCTTGGTAATACGATTGAAGGTGGCAGAGAACCAATTTCTTACTATCAAAGAGCTTATGAAAGACTAGAAATAGTTGGACGTGGCGTTAATATGATAGTAGATGATGCTTGTCAAATACCTGTTAGAGTCTTAGAACAAACGACAGGAGATTCTGTAATAAGTGGCATTAAAAAAGCAAAGGTACTAAAAAGATTAAATGTCCAGCCGAATCCTTATCAAGATATTAATACTTTTCGTCGTAATTTATTAACAGATTATTTATTAGACGGAAATATATTTATTTACTGGGATGGAGAATACTTATATCATCAACCAGCGAATAAAATGATAATTCACTCTAGCTCTACGACGTTTATACAAAAATATACGTTCAATGAAGTTATTAACTTTAAGCCTAGTGAAATTATTCATATTAGAGAAAACTCTATGACTTCTATTTATAGAGGTACTTCTAGGCTTAAGTCAGCTGTACGTACTATGAAGCTCTTAGAGTCCATGAGAGATTTTCAAGATAATTTCTTTAAGAATGGAGCAGTACCAGGATTAGTATTAAAGAGTCCTAATACTCTATCACAAAAGATTAAAGATAGATTAATTGCTTCTTGGCAAGAGAAATATAATCCGGGTTCAGGAGGTCGTAGACCTTTAGTACTGGATGGGGGCTTAGAAATTGATCCTATTACTTCGGTAAACTTTAAAGAGTTAGATTTTCAAACCTCTATTAATGATAACGAAAAGATTATTTTAAAAGCTTTAGGTGTACCCCCAATTTTATTAGATTCCGGTAATAACGCAAACTTAAGACCAAACATGAGAATGTATTATCTTCAGACTGTATTACCTATTGTGAGAAAGATAAATAGTGGGTATGAAAGATTTTTTGGGTTTACTATCGTAGAAGATACTACAGATATACCCGCTTTGCAGCCAGAGTTAAGTGATCAATCTAACTATTATTCCTCATTAGTTAATGTAGGAATTATTACCGCAAATGAAGCGCGCGATAAGTTAGGATTTGATCCAGATAAAGACCCTGCTAGTGATGAGCTTAGAATTCCAGCTAATATTGCAGGAAGCGCAGCAGATCCTAGCCAAGGCGGTAAACCACCGACAGGAGATGATAAGAAATGATTTCAACAAGAAAACGTAAAACCATGCTAAAAAGATTAAATGCATACTTTGTAGCTAGTGGTAAAATTCCCACTGAAAGGGAATATAATACAGGAGGAGCTGTACCTTATCGCAGTACTATGATAGAAAAATATCTTGGCGGCTGGAATAAGATGGTTCATTATCTACAGTTTTACTATCCTCAATGGAGAGTAGAAGCTCCGACTGCACCTGCTGCAGCTATGGAGGCTGCCGTTGCAGCAACCAAAGAGGCACCTGCGAAGAAACCCGTAAGTGCTTTTAAGAAGAAGGAAGATGCCGAATAAAACCTTTGAGTTATTTTCCACCTTTAAAGCCGTCAAAGATAACGAGGATGGACTTTATATCGAGGGAATGGCCAGTACTAGTGCTATAGACCGTGCGGGGGATGTTATTCTAGCTAGTGCATGGGATAATGGCGGATTAACTAATTTTAAGAATAATCCTATTATTCTATTTAACCACAATCATAACAAACCCATCGGTAAAGCAACTGGCTTTAGTATTACCGATGCTGGTTTGAAAATTAAAGCATTTATTAGTAAAGCTGCACCTGACGGTGTATATCAGCTTATTAAAGATGGTATTCTTGGAACCTTTTCCGTTGGTTTCATGATCAAGGATGCCGATTACATTGAAGAAACTGGCGGATTAAAGATAAAGATGGCTGAATTGCTCGAAACTTCGGTAGTATCAATACCTATGAATCAAACAGCTACTTTTTCTCTGGCGAAGTCTTTCGATTCTACAGAAGAATACGAAGCCTTCAAACAAACTTTCACCAATCGTGAGGATCTAGCCGGTCAGTCTCTGGCTAAGGACGAGGTTAATGCCTCCAGCATAGCTAGTAACTCACTGGAAGGAGTACAAAAAAGTACTCATAAGGAGATCAAAATGGGCGAACAAATAACCCTTAATAAAGACGACTTGGAAGCTATTGCCGATAAAGCCGCCGAAAAAGCAGCAGCAAGATTTGCAATGGATCAGGCCAAGAAAGAAGTAGCAGCTAAAGCTGCTAAAGAAGAAGCCGAAAGGAAAGCAGCGGAAGCAGCAGCCCTTAAATCTTCTATTGATAATACTGTGAAAGACGGTACAGATCAGCTAGTTAAAGATATGGAAGCTAGGCTTACAGCTAAAGGCGCAGACATGGACGAAGTTATTAAGTCTTTCCGCGCTGAAATTGAAGAAAAGTCAGCTGAACTGAAAGCTATGCGTGAGTCTAAGCAGTTCTTTGTGGACCGTAGCTCTGGTCTAAGCCAGAAACAGCTTATTGAGGCTAATCGTGAAGAGCTGATTAATGCTCATATGTTTGGTATCGTAACTGGTAAAGGCTGGAACAGTGATTATGGCAAGTTGATTCTAGAAAAAACTGGTGTTAACTATACGACCGATACTACTACGGGTGATCTTGACCAAGAAGTACGTGACATGATTCAGAAGGATATCTGGCTAGAAACTAAGGTTGCTAGCTTGTTCCGTGAAATCGAAGTTAATGGTCGCGCAACTGTGCTGCCAGTACAACCTGATACTGGTTATGCCGTATGGCAGACTACTGGTATTGATGCTTCTAATGTTCCTGGTATGACTAACCGTACTGGTACTTCAACAGCTAATCAGTATAACATTAGCTCTGTTACCATGCTTGTTGATCGTCTGATCACCAGTACGTACATGGATAATGATGTTGACGAGAAGACTCTTGTTAACATTATGCCTATGCTTACACAGGGCGTAGCTCGTGCACATGCTCGTGCAGTTGAAAATGCAATTATGTTGCCTGCTGCTACGAAGGCTTGGATCGATGACCTTGAAGCCGCTTCTGTAGCTTCTGGCTCTACCGTAACTGTTCTTGGCCCGGATAATGGGCTTGTTACCGCCTCTTCACTTCTTACTGCTCGTGCAGCAATGGGTAAATATGGACTTAACCCGACAGATATCGCTTATATCGTAAGTCAAGATGCATACTACGGCCTAATTCAAGATCCTGAGTTCCAGAATCTGAATGAAGTTGGTGCTATTGCTACTAAGCTTCGCGGTGTAGTTGGTGGAATCTTTGGTTCCCCAGTTATCGTATCTGAAGAGTTTGATGCACAAGGTACTGGCACAATCTTCGCACGTGTTGTTAACACTAATAATTACGTGATTCCTCGTCTGCGCGGTTTCCGCGTTGAGAATGACTACGAAGTTGCAAAACAGCGTAAGATGATCGTTGCTTCTCAATCACTTGGTTTCACCGAGTTATTTAATGGTGACGGCGCAGGTAACGAACCGGTAGTTTCTGCCGCTTGGGCAGCTGGTACGTAATAGTATGTAATTAAAGACTTGGGGGAGTAACCTCCCCCGAGTTTTTACGAGGAGGCTTATGGCTGATCTGATCACACTTGAAGAATATAAAATTGCGAAAGGGCTAACAAAGCTCGACGATGATACACGCCTTGCAAGTTTGATTTCTGCTGTGAGCCAACTCGTAAAAACTTACTGTGCGACTAGTTTTGTAGACTATGTTAGTACAGATAAGGTGGAAACCTTTAGTTTTGATTATGATACTTATACTATACAAGTAAATGAAGCTCCTATTATCTCAGTTACTAAAGTAGAGGAAAGACCTAACTATAGTTCTGATTATGTAGAACTTACTACTGCTGCATTTGAGTACTATGCAGATATAGCAGTAGATTGTATTTATCGTACAACTTCTTATGGATATGGCTGCTGGCCGAAAGGTCCTGGTGGAGTACGTATCACCTATAAAGGTGGTTTTACCAGTATTCCTCAGGATTTGCAATTAGCAGTAATTGATTTAGTTACTTACTATAAGGATAACGAGTATAAAGAACGTAGAACTATTGGGACTGCTAGTATGGCTAATACTCCGACTAGTACTCAGTGGAGGAATGTGGGCTTTCCAGATCACATTAAGCGTATTCTGGATTTATATAAGCACATTCAAGTCTAATGAGTGTACCTAGTATTAGAAAAAATATTTCTGATAGATTACTATCAAATTTAGAGGCTGACTATGCTCCTCACGCGTTAGATGTAGCCAGTAGGAAAGTGTTTCAATCAGGTAAAGTATCTCAATGTGTGGTATTAAATATCGCCTCAGTAAGAGATTTATTAATATCTTTTCAGAATGCTTTACCTAACTATACCTTGACAGAAAATAATAAAAGGTTATAT